AGCGGCTTTGATCAAACTGCCTAGAGGTCCTTCTGTCAGTGTCTGCAGTTCTATGTTTTCTGATTCTGATAAAAAATCTGTGGCTTTCATGTCTGTTCCTTTTAGGCAGTAGCGGGTTGTTCTGCGGCAGTAGTGTTGGCAGTTTTTAACAGAGCCTTTAACAGTCTGGCTTTTCTTTCTGTCGGCAGTTTGTTGACCATGTCAACTGCTTTGGTGTACTGATCGCCCGTGTCTGCAGCAGATTGATCACTGCCAGCGACCTGTATTCGATCTCTGTCCACGGCAAAGGTAGCTGCGCCAGCCTTGAGCTGTATCTGAGGATCGCCTTGTGCATCCACTGTGTCTAGCTGTTTGACCACTGTGGCCTGTTTGGTTTCGCCTTTGGCATTGGTATAGGTCACTGTCTGTCCAGGTTCGAAATCTTTAGTTGCAGCATCTGCCGCAGGTTCTTCTGCCTGCGCTTCGCCGCTCGGTTTTGGCAGTTTCATCGTCGAGTAACTGGCATCTATCACAGAGTCTTCTACACCTTGACCTTTGAGGAACTTGGCTAACTCTTCCGAATCCGTAGGAGATCCTTCTAGTTTCCACGATGCTAACAATTTCGCTGATGTGATCTTTTCTGTGGCCTGTTTACCTGCCCAAGAAAGACCTTTGCCTACCGCAGCAGCACCTTTCTTCAGCATGTCTAAAGGACCTTCTGCGATCATTTCAACCCTGCTGTAATCTACTACATGGTCAAAGAGTATGTAGACCTGTCCTTCGCTGAGAGGTTTTTTCTGCACATAGTATGATTCTTGGTTCGCTGTTTTCTTAGAGTCTGCAGCGACTCCTGCTGCTGCTACTGCGCCCTGTGATATTGCCTGCAGACCTTCTTTGGCGCCCTGTATGACCTGATATAGACTGTCATTGTCTCGAGCCATGGCACCGACGGCCTGCAGAAGTTCTTTGTATTCGTCTGATCTTATCTCCGATGCTAATCTCGCCAACTTGTCAAAGGCCTGTACAGCTTGATCGCCTCCTTTGCCAATTGTGTCCATTAGAAAGTTTATTGTCTGTGCATCGTCAGGCAACACCTGAACGTTGATGCCCTGTATCTGTCTAGTCCATTCCATGCCAGGTGCGGTAACAGTCTTTGTAGCATCCCAGCTTACATCTGCAAATTCGTCACGCATGACTACATCTGCACGTAGACCGCCTAGCCAATCTCCTAGCATTTCGAAGGCCTTGCCTGCGATAAAACCAAATGCAGCGGTCTTGACACCTTTACCTATGGCAGTAGATAACTTTTCACCTTTGAGCAGTTCTACCGTGCCCCTTAGAACTTGACCAGCTATGGCACCTCCAACCGGTCCGCCTGCCAAAGAAGCTATCGCAGTTAATATTCCAACTACTGCTGCGGTCTTTCCGGGATTTTCTTTAGCCCAGTCACCTAAAGAACTGAGTTTGTCTGACAGATCAGGAAATTTTTCAGAGGCTTTAGATTTTAAATCTTCAAATTTTTGATCAAAGTTTTTAACAGGAGTGGTATTTTGTAGCCATTTACCTGTGTTGTTAATTATTTCGTTGGCTTTTTTAGCCACGTCAACAGCACCGCCAGCCAATGTTCTCGTATTACCACCGGCTATACTTTGTTTTTCAATCTCTCCGAACAGAGATTTTATCTGAGCGGCATCTAAACTAGCTTCGATCAGCGGAGTTAGTTCTTTGTATATGCCTTCGACAATATATCGTTGTTGAGGTAATAGGTCATTAGAAACGTTTTCTAAAAGTAATCTATTATCATTTCTTATCTGTTCTTGTAGTATGCTGGTTAATTTCATGTCACGTTCCGAAATATTAGTTATTTATTTAATAACGAGCTAAAGCTCGTTTGCGTTTTCGCTAGCGCTCAACGCAGTTTTCCCTTCTTAAAATTATTTCAAAGATATATGAAATAATTTTTTTTGCGCGAAGCGCAAAGTTAGTATTATCCAGATCGTTCAGTCACACTTAGCCCTAGCGGGCTAAGAAGCATTATCCGAGTCGAACAATGTCACACAGCAGTAGAGCATTACAGAGGCGGTCAGCCGGTACCTCGAGCTCCGTCTTAATTCCTGACGGCAGGTCTACAAATATCTGCTATCATATCTGTAGCCGTGGGTTATTACCCTCTTTTAGCCTTTAAAATCAATACTTTTTAGTACAGTAAATCGGTTATAGGCGTATCCGATCGTCGTCCTGTTAAGGATAGTACTGTAGTTACCCTTCGCCAAGGCAGGGACCTTACCCCGAGACATCACCAGGGATTTCGGGCACCATAGCAGTCGCCGGTGCGGGCTTTTTTGGCGATTATTTGCCTTTTTGTTGTTCTAAAAGACGTTGCCTAAGTATGTTTGAACCGCCAACTTTGACATTTATAATGCCATTATAATAGTCATCTGTTTCTAAAACCCTGCGTTCAAACTGCTCTCTTGCCTCTAGATATGACATTTCTGCCTTGCTTTTGCAGTAGTATAGAATTTCTCTGGTAAAGTTTTCCGGGCCTAATTGTTGGACGTCTGCCTGCAAGCGTTCCGATGAACCCCAATAGTCTCGCCAATCGCTTTCTACTGTAGTCCTGCGCTTGAGTTTTTTGCCTTTGAGAGGTGGTTTGGTCTTTTTAAACTGTGCTAGTTTCTTGCCTATGTACTTCTGCCCGGATTTAAGATTCGTGATGAGGTAGACAAAGCCAATGTATCCTTCGGGAATTTCATCTACAGGGTGTTTTTGGTAAGTCCATATCACTCATTATGTATCTTTGGAGGCCTTCCGTTTCGTCCATTTCTGAGTTTTTTAAGTTTTGCTCTTTTATCCATTATTTCTTGTCGCCTTAATTTTGCAAATTTTCTAATTTCTGATAACCAATATCTTGCCTTTAGTCCAGCCTCGTCTACATTATCCCATTCAAATTTATTTTGCGCCTTACAATATTCTTGAAAAGCTTCAAAAAGTTTATCATGATTTTCTGAGCTCATTCTATAATTTCAACATCCGTGTTATAACTAGTAAATCCGTTTTCTTTAATTACTTTCAGTACATGATTCACTCTTGATGTTAGATCGTCTCTGTGACTGATAAGGAAAACGTTCTTGTTACGTTCTCTAGTCATCTTCTTTAACACTGCAATTGAGCTTTCCACACCTGATGCATCCATACCGCTGTCGACTAGCTCGTCGATAAACAGCAAGTTGATAGGATGATATAGGTTTTCCCATACATCACGGAACGACCAACTTAGAGACAATATTAATCTATTTCTCTCACCCCTAGAAAGATTGTCAAAATCTAGATCTTGTCCTAACTGAGTGATGATCACTGATAGATCATTCTGGAATTCTACGATATGCGGTAGTCCGATCTTGTCGAGATAGTAGGTCAAACGCTGATTTAAGAACGCGAGATTCTGATCAATGATACGTTTGCGAACAAAGCTGTCTTTGCTGGTCAATAATTTATACAAGAACTCTTGGTGATCCTTGATACGAGTAAGCTCATTTAATGCTTCCCAGTCTATTTCTTGTACCGCAGAGTTTTTCAACTCTTCGATCTGTTCGGTATAAGGGTTTTTTTCTGCCTGTTTGGCAGTTAAATCTTTCTGTAGATTCTCAACTGTGCTGCGATGGTTATACGCCTCTTCGATTTTGTCGTATTGTGTTATAGGACAATTTTCTAATTCACCAATTTCTAACAACGTAGCTCGATGTTCTTCTTCTTGTGTATGATTAGCTAGTATTTGTAGAGCAGCTTCTTTGACCTGTTCTTCTTTCTGCGCGAGAATTTCTGCTTGTTTGCTATCATGTACTTCTTGTCCACAAGCATAGCATTTATGGTCCTTAAGACTGTCTATTTCTTTTTTCAGTTTTGCTATTACTTTTTCTTGTTTTTCATTATCGGCAGTAATATTAGCTATCCATTTTTCTGCTGTTTCCTTACGTGTCTTCTTTTTATTGTATTCTTCCCAACACTTGTGAGCGGCTATTTCTGCTTCGATATCGATTTTTTCTAAATGGCTGATACTAAGTTCTAGATCTTTAATACTTTGATCTTTTGTCTCATTCCACATGCGCTCTTTGCGCTCAAGAGCTTCTATGCTTTGTACAATTCTTGCATTTGATGCTTTAACAGTTTCGATTCTAGTGTTTTCTGAAGCGATAGCATCTTTACTGAACTTGATCTGTTCTTTAAGATGTTCTGCTTTTTCGGAAAGAAGAGTAATACCTAAAAGTTCTTCGATAATGGCACGTTGATCCGCTGCTTTCATTGAAAGAAAAGGTTCAGTATATGTATTAAGAGCCACAAGATGTTTAAACATTTCGTGTGTCATGCCGAATAGTTCTTCGATAGACTTCTGTGTTTCTCTACTATCGCCTTGGCTTTCGTCCTGATCGCTTTGTTCTTGTTCTTGACCATTTATACTAAACTTTAACAGATTAGGTTTACGACCTCTTTCGATATGATATTCTTGCCCGTCTTTTTCGAAAGTGACAGTAACTAACATGCCTTTGGTATTAATCTTATTGATAAGATTGTCTCGTTTGATGTTTGTCAACGCCTGTCCGTAGATAGCATAGCTTAGACCGTTGATTATAGTAGTTTTACCTGTGCCGTTACGTGCTCCGCTGTCATCACCGCCGAGATCTAAGTTTTCACCTAAAACTAAAGTTAGTTGTCCCTTGTCAAAATCTATAGCTTGAGTCTGATTGCCCACGCTCATGAAGTTTCGAACCGTTAAATTTTTTATCTTGATTGTCATAGTTCTTTGTAAATGTCCAATAACAGAGTTTTGTCATAGGTTTCGCTGTCGATGGCATTGATCTGATTCATAACGATTGTATCTACACTTTCGAAGTTGATGTCAATTGCGATAGTATTTGAATCTACCTCTACTTTTTCTGGAATAAGCATTAGCTCTCTCAAGTTATATTGAGGAATAAATTGCTCTTTTACAAAATTTGCTTCTTCAAATGTTAAAGGTAAGTCTATCGTAACTCTACAATGCATTTTTGGACGCAGCAATTTGTCTGCATCATCTATGATCTGGCTTAGTTTATAAGTCCTGTACACAGGCTGATCCGGCCAAGTTAGATATTGGGGAGTTCCTCCCCATTTTAACAGCATCATTCCTCGATCGTCGTCGCCTGCATCTGCATAGTTATGAGGAAAAGCATTGCCAATGTAAATGATGTTACCTGTATGCTGTCGTTTATGGAAGTGTCCTGTGAATACATATTCCTGGTTGACAAAATGATTCCGCTGTAACTGTCCGTGGTCGGGCATCTGCACCATTGCGTTCATATAGAAGCTAGGTAATTCTAAATGCCCGAATATGTAACGGCTTTTGATATTTGGGATCTCTTTCCACTCGTCTGCGACTAACCAAGGGAGGATAGTCACATCGCCCTCGGTGAACCATTCCCTGATCGGAATGACATTGGGAAACAGTCGCATAAACTCTACAGAGTTAATCTCACGCTTGTCTTTGTAGAACAGATCATGATTTCCTAGAATGAAGTAGACTTTTTCAAACGACTTGCTGAGCCTTTCTAAGTTGCTGAGAGTATAATTCATCGTTGACACATCTGTGGTACTGCGATTGTGATGCCAATCTCCTAGGAAGATACAGGTTTCTGCACCCTTTTCTTTAGCAGTTTCGCAGAACCACTTGACAAATTCTTCACAATCGATGTTATGTAATCTGCTTCCTGATTTTAATCCGAAGTGGATGTCAGTAAAGCAAGCGGCTTTTTTGAATAAATTCATATCAATTTATTATACAATTCTTAAATTGTAAGATCAATCCCAATCTCCGCCGCCTTCACCTCCTCCTGAAGATACCGGACTATAGCTATTACCGCTTCCACTGTTCTGTCTAGTCCACGAAGGATTCATACCGTTCATCTCCAGTATGTCATCTCTAATGTTCTGGTTACGTTTTTCGATGTTGATGATTCGCACGAATGAGTTAGTAACGGCAGCAGTATAATAAGCAAAAGGATTGTCGGATTTGGATTCATCGAACTGTAGTCCTATCTGTGTGAGCTGTAAAATAGCCTGCCCACGCATCTCATCGTTATAGGTATATCCACGAACGTTGCCTCTAGTAGCATAACGCTCGCAGAGCTTGATAAACATACGAGCGAGATTGTCAGTCATCTGTCCGTGTTCTTTAGAAAACTTTCCAGTTTTTATTCCGCCTTTCCAGTGACTTTTACCCACGCAGATAAGATTATCGTTTTCGTCAAATTTCCAATGTTGAAAGGGAGGGAAATTAACTTTATCATGACTGTCGGCTGTATTTTTTAAAGTTTTTTTACGTCCTGGAGCTAAAGGTATGTGTTCAAATGTCATGATTCTAAAAACTAAATCTGTTTTTGCAATCTTTTTATAATCGATTTCGAAGTCTCTAAGACTGACTTTTTTTCCGGTTTTCTGTGCCGCTTCGTGGTTTTCTTTGGCAAGCCTTTCTGCTCGATTTTTTTTAGCTGCCGCAGTAGTTCTTACATTGATTTTTTCTAAACTTGGAAGAATTAAGTCATATGTTGAATATTCGGGTTTAGTAAAAGAACAATAGGTGTTTTTTGAAAGATGGATCTCTTTAAGAAGATCCTTGTTAGTTAGGTATTTTATTTTTGGTATAGCTGTCATAAATGTTACATCTCCTTATAATAATAATAGCATATTTTTCTTATAATAAATACCTATATAGGAAAAAAATATGCCTTTATCAATAAATCCTTATCTAAGAGCAGGTGCTTCGCAGGTTTTAACAAACCCTGTAGCCAATACTGTGGCAGGCAATCTGGGAGTTCTTCCTGGAATACTATCTCCTGAAAAACAAAAATTAGATAACACAGTGAATAGACTGAGCGGCGGCATTAATAGCGGATTGAATGGTAATACCGCTGGCAATAGAGCGACAGGGTCACAAATTAATTTATCTCAAGTTGCTACTTCTATCACAGCTCTTGGAGCCCAGAGCGGGATTTTAAGCCAGCAACGTGCTAACCAGATAGGAGCAGCAGTTGGTCTAGCAAATGTTATTGGCAGTGGAAACTCAATTTCTGTAACGCAAGCCGCCGGAGCCTTAGGCGTCCCGGGACCAGGTATTCCGGTACCTCCGGTAGTTGGAACAGTTTTAGGAAACCTAGGGCAGCCGGGCACTGTAATTCCGGGCCCTGCAGCAGCTCAAAATCAAATTTCTCAAGCAATAGCATCTGGAGGAACAGCAGTTGGATCAAATCCATTAAATGTTTCTGCAAATTCTGCAGCTAATCTCGCTTCCAATTTAATTCAGGCAGCTCGGTCAGCTAATGTTCAAGGCATTGTAGGTCCTTTATTTGATACCATTGAAGCTACTGTTCGTGAAGTTCCAGTAGAACCCGGAGATTGGCGAGTGAGAATAAGTGCTCCTGATGCAGTCGGGGGTGGAGAAATTGTTTTTCCAGTATTGCCAAATATAACATTGGCGCACAGAGCAAACTATACAGATACAGGGTTAGTCCATACTAACTATCTTTTTCTAGCGTATAAAAATAGCCAAGTGGAAGATATCCAGATTTCTTGCGACTGGCCAGTAGAAACTTTAGACGATTGTAGAGGGTTTTTAGATATGGTTAGTTTAGGAAGAACGCTGACAAAGATGTTTTACGGTCGCAGCGATAATTTAGGAAACCCGCCGCCAATTTGTACTATTAAAGGTTATGGAGAAGGCGGAGTAATTTTACCAGATACACCTGTTGTAGTGAAAAATTTTAGTTTAGATCTTAAAGATGATGTTAATTATATCGAATACGATCAAAATTGGGTTCCACGTCTGAGTTCTGTGAGTATTACAGTTAGTGTGGTTTACAATAGAAATACTCAGAGAAGCTTCAATCTTCTTGAATACAGAAACGGACAAAATCAAATTAGGTATTGAACATGGCAGAATATAAAAAAACTTCTCCTTGGTATAGAACACCGAAAAATACTTTATTTCTAGAGCAGATGGTATATAGAACCGTGCCGATGAACCCAGATGATGCCGAGTACACTATAGAGACTCAGTATAAGCATAGACCCGACCTATTGTCGCACGACCTTTATGGTTCATCGGCTTACTGGTGGGTTTTCATGATGAGAAACAGATCAATAATTTTTGATCCTATATATGACTTTACCCCGGGAACAACTATAAGATTGCCACGAAAAGATCCCTTGCTTGCAGCTCTATCACAGAATTAAATTATGCCTTTTCCTAACGTATTAAATGATTTTGCACTTTATAATTGTCTTTGGACTATGGCGGCAGTAAGTCCTGGAGATTTTAATTCTGCGGGATATAGAAGTAATCTTACTAACGTTGTCTTTAGTTCAGCAGGTAGATATGAAGGGCAACGAGCACCGACGGCCTATGGCATTCCTGAATATTTCATTGATAACGTAGAAATGGAAACATTTACTACGCCAACAGGATCTGCGGGAAATACAAATCAAGTTAAAATTACATTTGATATATTCGAACCTTTTAGCATGGGGTTATTTTTACAATCACTGCAGGTATCTGCTAAGAACGCAGGATATCAAAGTTATTTAGACAATGCCCCTTACGTGTTGAAATTAGATATAGTTGGGCAACGTACCACAGGAGATTTTGCAGAATTAGGACCTTGGTGGTTTTGTGTCGGATTACTTAGTTGTACTTTCACAACTAATGAAGCAGGAACAACTTATAAACTCGAAACCTACCCTTATGGTGATAGAGCTTATAATGGAACAGAAAATAATCTAGATAACGATATGAAATTAATCGGCAAAGGTGCGAAAGAAGCCTTAGCCGCTCATCCTACTAATTCATTTATTACAATGATGAACGAACGGGAAAAGTTATTAGTCAAGGAAAATAAAAAAACAATTGCTAACAAATTTTCTGTAGAATTTCCTGTTTGTGACTGGGGAGATCCTAATCCTTTTGAAAACGATTTAGATGGCGGAAGTTTTGAATTTCAACCAGACAGCAAAGGAGGTACTGAGCGTCAAGGAAGAGCAGGAGATGTCTACGAAGGAGATAAAATAGTTAGGGATAAGGTTAAAATAAATCCTAGAGAAAAAAGTTTGCAGATTAGCAAAGACACAGCATTAACTACTTTGATTGATGCTGTTATCATTAATACCAAACAGGCGAGGCGTAGTGCTTCCGGTGAATTTCCTCTTGATGCGGAAGGAATGATATTATGGTGGAGAACAGATGTTGATGTAAAGTTGTTGGATTATGACGAAACTACAAAAGAACGAGCTAAAGAATATATTTTCCGAGTAGTTCCTTTTAAGATACATCATTCTATTTTTATGGGCCCAAATGCCAAAGCCCAAGGAGTGCAGGTTTTAAAGGAATCTATTGCTAAAGAATATTATTACATTTATACCGGACTAAACACTGAAGTTAAGAGATGGAACATTGAAGTAAAAAATACTTTCTACACAGCGGTAGATCAAAACAAAGCTGAAAAAACCGGAGTAGCAGCTAATCCTGGAGTCAATCAATCAGTCGCAGGAGAACCGATAAGAACAGAAGCACCTAAAGGACAATTGAATCAAGGCGATCCTGAAAATAGTCCGCCGCCAGTTCGACCTAGTAAACAGGCAGGAAACTTGCCCTTCAAAGCAGGCGCAGGAAGATATGATACTGAACAGAAAGTTGCTAACGAATTTTATACAAATGTATTGAATCATACTTTTGACATGATAAATTTAGATTTGGAAACTCTGGGCGATCCGTATTGGTTACCAGAAGAAGGACAACCGAATTATCATCCCAATGGCGGCGGCTCTGCGACAGCAGAAAACGGTGTAATGAATTATGAGAATAAAGACATAATGATATCTATGATATTTAAGACACCGTTAGATACTTTAGGTGGAGAGGGTATATATGCCTTTCAAGATGGCGAGGAAAAAAGCCCGTTCAGCGGAATATACAGGGTAACAAAAGTGATAAACAAATGGGCAGGTGGCGAATTTACTCAAAGATTAGAAGGTTATAGAATTCCTGCTCAAGAAATAGAAGGTGGAGGTGATTTACAACCAACTAAATTAGGAACTCAGGCACCTCCTAAATCGTCCTTGGTACAATAACTATGCCGATAGATAAAAGAGTTGATCACAGAATAGGAAGCCAAGGAAGTCTAGGTACCGCTCCATACTTAGCTAAAATAGTAGGGCACCTAGATCCTGAATTTCAAGGAGGCTTAGAAGTATCTCTGTTACGTTCATCAGGTAATGAGATAGCCGACGAAAATCAAACCTACCCAGTAAAATATGCTAGTCCTTTCTATGGAGCTACAGCTTATGAATTTATGGGTAAAAATATTACGCATGATGATACACAAAAAAGTTACGGATTCTGGGGAGTACCGCCAGATGTAGGAGTCACTGGTATAGTTATTTTTATAGATGGCGATCCCGGAGCAGGATACTGGGTAGGATGTGTCCAAGATAAATTTTCTAACCACATGATTCCTGCTTTAGGCGGTACCACAGTCTATCAAACAGAAGAAGATTATGACCAAGGAGAGCATCCTCTTCCTGTTTCTGAGCACAATCGTAAAGCTAATGAATTAGAAAAAAATCTCGAGATAGACAAGATACCTAGAGCAGTTCATCCAATCGCTAGAGTGTTTAAAGCTCAAGGGTTGATTCGAGACGAATTCCGGGGAACAGCAACTTCTACTGTGCGTAGAGATATTCCTAATCTAGTATTTGGTATGAGCAGTCCTGGACCGTTAGATAGAGAAGGAAAAAAATCATTTATAGGTACTAAGCAGAGTAAGTCTTTACAACCGGTTAGCAGGCTAGGCGGAAGTCAGTTTGTCATGGACGACGGAGACGATAGATATTTTAGAGAAACACCAGCGAGCGAAGGCCCACCTAATTATCTCAAGAATGATGGAAATAAAAATATTCCTTACAGCGAGTATTTTAGGCTTAGAACCAGAACAGGTCATCAGATATTGATGCATAATTCAGAAGATTTAATTTACATAGCTAACAGTAGAGGAACTACTTGGATAGAATTAACTAGCGATGGAAAAATAGATATCTTTGCTAACGATAGTATCAGCATAAGGACTAAACAGGATTTTAATTTATATGCCGATAGAGATTTTAATCTAGAAGTGGGACGGAACATTAATATTCGAGCTAGAGAAGAAATGCACACTGAAATCGGCACGGATATGAGAAATATTATTGGCGGAAGTTTATTTGAGGAAATTAAAAGTAACTGGGAAAATACGATAGGCAGCGATACGTTAATCAATGTAAAGAACAATTTTGATTTATTTGTATCTGGACACAACTATCAAACATCTGGGGGAGCAAACGAAACTTTAGCCTCTGCAATTATCGAAACTGCTGGAGTCATTCATATGAATGGACCGCAAGCGTCTTTAGCGAGTCGACCAATCCCTCCATTCAGATTAGAAACACATAACCTGCCAGATATTCCCGAGCCGGGAGCGCCTGAGCCTGTTGATTTATCAACGATATTACGAAGAGTAACAACTCCTGAACCATATCCTCACCATGAAAATCTAGATCCATTGAAGTTTAAGCCAGATATAACTGACAGAGATAGTCAAGGGAGATTAGAATTTTTACCTTTAGATAATGAAGATTTAAGAGAGCCACCGGTTGATTATAAAAAATATAAAAAACCTCCGGACAGCCCTTTTTAAGGAGCAAATATGAATAAAATTTATAATAATAAAACAATTGTAAAAAATACTGTGTCTGTGGGGGATGATGTTAAAACATTCAGATATAGGGGATTTAGTTCTAAAGAATTTAAAAAGAATTTCAAACTTTTTGATTTCGAACTATGCAGGCAGGATCTTTTGAATCATTTTAATATTCGAAAAGGAGAAAAATTAGAAAATCCAGATTTCGGAACAATAATTTGGGACATTCTGTTTGAACCTTTTACTCAGACAGTCAGAGAACAAATAGCTAAAGATGTAGAGCGCATTATTAATTTTGACAAAAGAATACGAGTAGATAATATTTTAATAGATGCTACTGAATACGGGATACGTATAGAAGCTGAAATAACATACCTACCTTTAGATCAAAAAGATAGTCTGCGCATAGATTTTGATAAAAGAAATTCTATTAACTGAGTGTTTTATTTTTCGTTAAATACAGAATATGACAACCACAAATAGACAAAATAACCTGCTGCTGAATCAAGATTGGAAAACCATATATCAGACGTTCAAAAACGCTGATTTTAAGAGTTATGATTTTGAAAACTTACGGCGTGTAATGATTAACTATCTTCGTGAAAATTATCCCGAAGATTTTAATGATTACATAGAAAGTTCAGAATACATGGCGCTAATTGACGCCATAGCATTTGTTGGTCAAAGTCTAGCGTTCCGCATAGATTTAAACAGCAGAGAAAATTTTATAGAGTTAGCTGAAACCAAAGATTCTGTTGTTAGATTAGCCCGTCTGTTGTCCTATAACCCTAAAAGAAATATTGCTGCATCGGGTTTATTAAAATTTGATACAATAACTACTACTGAAGATATCTTAGACGGGAACGGAAGAAATCTTTCTCAACAAGTTATTATATGGAATGATCCGACTAATCCAAATTGGTTTGAACAATTCATACTTGTTTTAAATTCAGCCATGTCAGATAATACAGAATTTGGACGTAGTCAAGGAACAGCTGATATACAAGGAATACAGTCTCAGCAGTATAGATTTAGGTCTAGTTTTACAGATATTCCTCTGTTCAATTTTGATAAAACTGTAGCAAACAGAAGAGTTACTTTTGAAATAGTTTCCACTTCATTTAAGGGACAAGATTATTTTTATGAAGAAGCTCCCCTGCCTGGCAGAGAATTTGGATTTGTATATAGGCAGGATGGTAAGGGACCTTCCAGCGCAAGCACCGGCTTCTTTATGCTGCTGAAACAAGGCAGCTTAGAGGCAACTGACTTTGCAATTTCAGTCCCAACAACCAACGAAATAGTTTCTATAGATGTGCCGAATATCAACAATGATGATATTTGGCTTTTTTCATTAAATGCAGACGCCACACAGAATGAAGAATGGATAAAAGTTCCTGCGTTAACCGGAAACAACATCGCCTATAACAGCTTAGATGCTAATCTAAGAAACATCTACAATGTTGTTACAAAAGCAGATGACATGGTCGATCTGATTTTTGCAGATGGTGTTTACGGTAACCTTCCTCAAGGTTCATTTAGAACAT